CTTACCTCTCTTACGAGAAACAGTTCCTCCACGTTTATTACCTTTACGTTTTCTACGTCTTTCTTCTTGTATATCTTGTAAAGCCTGATCTTCTGCTTCTTTATGTCCTTGGGGATTATCAGCATCCCATTCTTCAGCAAGTTCTTTTAGTAGCTTTTCAATATTCCAATCAGCCATACTCTATCTCCTACTAATCATAAAATTGGGAAACTTCAAGGTTTCCACCCTTCCAACGAGATACTGTACCACCTTTCTTCCGATCTCTATAAATACCCTGAGTTCCAATTCCAGAAGCAGGTGATGTTCTTCCTCCTCTAGCTTCAATATCTTTTTTAGATGCTACTCGTTTAAGATATCTACGTAATTTCTTTATATCTACTTGTCCTTTTTGAAGTGGACCTTTTCCCGTTTCTCCAGAAGTTCTAGTAAGTTTTGGTTTATCATGGGTAAATAAACCTGCTGTAGTTCCTCTAGAATATGGTCCTTTTCTTTTAACTCCAGAACTTGTATATTTTTTCTGTCTAGGATCAGTATAAGTTCCTCCAAATGTGTGTGTAGCAGGACCACGTAATGGTCCCTTTCCTCTATCTGTTTCTTCTGTTTTCATCCTTTCTTTAATAGTAGGATCTTTAAGTTTTCTTACTTCTACACGAGTATGAGGATCTGGAGAAGCTGTTTTTCTTCTACCAGTATAAAGTTTATCTCTAGCTGTTTTTCCTCTAGCTTTTCTTCGTTTCTTTATTATATCTGCTTCTTTCTGTAAACTTTTATATTTTGGTTTAGTTTTTGTTCTACCTTTGGCTTCATACATAGTTGGATTAACTTTTGCTGCATCTACAGTTTTCTTTTTTGTTGTTGTTTTTTTCTTTTCTTGTAATGCTTCTGTACCTGCTTCAATTCCTGCTCCTCTTGCTCCAGCCCCTAAAGCTGTTGTAACTTTACGTTTTGGTTTATCTTTCCTAGCAGCTTCATAGGTACTGGATATACCTTCATATTTTTTTGGTTTACGTTTAAGTTTAGAGATATCTATTCCTTTACCAGTTTGTTGAGAAACACCTCCTATACGTCTACGAATTATTCCATTATTCTTTGCCATTATTGTGCTCCTTGTAATACGGTATCTGGACCTCCCACTGGATTACGGGGATTCTCCATGTCATCCTGTCTCATACGTCTGGCTTGATTTCTCAAAGCATCTACTGAATTTGTATAACTACTCTCCCATACTTGTACAATATCCCAACTCTTGGTAAACTTGGATGCTTCCACCATACAGGCATTGAACAGAGCATTATAGGTAAATTCACTAAAGTAATTAGAAGTTGTAGCACTTGTTCCTGTGGCAGAAGATAAAGGAATAGGTCTACGAGTATATTGTATTTCTCCTGATAAAGCTGATGTAGGAGTTGGTACAATATAAATAGATGTATTATTTTTACGTGAGTAGTAACGTGGTGTACCTACAGATGCACTGGCATAAGGCCAGTAATCTATAGCATATTCATAAGTTCTTTGTAAAAGGGGAGTAATAAGAGAAGAGGTACTTGTAGTAAAACTTACATTTCTCACAATCAGAGAGTCCACAGGAAGACTTACCGTGGGACTAGAGGCTGTAAATGTAAAGGAGGCAAAGTTATCCAGACCGGGATCATCAAGTTCTTTCACTAGACGATCTTCAGCCTTCTCAACAAACTTTGGAATCTGATTTGCAAATTCTGTTGAGTCGTTTTCTGCCGTATTAATAAGGTCAGTTTTAAGAAATGAATAATTAGGCATAGGACGTTATCCTAATATAGCAGTTACTGGTCCAGCATCTGGTGCAGATACGGTTACTTTACCGTAAATAGGTACACCAATTTCTCCGAAATAAGTATCAATTACTCCATTTGCCTGAATAGCTAGTCGAATAGCTGTTCCTTGTGCAGTCCGATTTGTAATCTGCTGCTCACCTATTAATTCAATCATTCCTGATACAGTTGCCGTAGCATGAATAGCCACTATACGAGTAGTCGTACCATCAGCACCTACTGTAGCTCCTGTATCTACCCTTTTAAGTGGGCCACTTCCAACTGTTGCCATTGCAACTGTAAGATTTGAAGCCATGTTGTTCTCCTTTTAGTTAAACTTTACCACCGGCTTTATAGCCATACATTATTTTCTTCCTACTAACTTTTTTCTTTTTTCTTTTACGTTTAACTTTACCACCTTTTTTTATACTCTGTTCAACTATTTGTAATGCTGAATCTCGTGATCCACTAGATAAATTACTTGCTCTATTTTTTCTAAGTATATCTCCCGGTTTTAGTTGTGGAGTTACTCCTAAATATTCTTGGGCATATTCTCGTTGAAATCGTGGATCTTCTTTTTTCCATAATAATCCTCTTTGAACTAATAACTCATTTATACTCTTAAGTTTATTATGGATATATTTTTGACGTTCCCTTTTTGTAGGCAATTTACTAGCTTCTTTTTCAACTTGCCTTACCATTAATTGATGCTCAACATCTCCTAAATCTTCAGCAGCTATTCGACCCCAAGGTTTATCATAATCAGACTTTCTACCAAGAATTTGATCAGGATGAATTTTCTTTTCTTTTCTAGCCATATCTAATCTCTTTATACTTTACCACCGGCTTTATAGCCTTGCATTATTTTACCACCACCTCTACGAGATACTAATCCACCACGTTTTCTAGTAATTCTTCGTTTATATCCCATTTTTTTACCAACAGGAGATTTTTCTTTCATTTCTTCAAAACTAGATAAAGAACTTCTTAATCTATTTAAAGCTGTATCTCGTTGCTTATCAGTTTTAGCATTAGCCAGAGATTGTGCTCTATGTTGTAATTCTGCTTTGGCATCTACATCACCTAATTCAGTAGCAGCAGTTCTTTTAGGAACTTTCATTCCTGACCAATGTTTCTCTTTTGCTGTAGTCTTTCTTTTAGGAGAATCTCTATGTATAGCTTCGTATGAACTTGAGATACCTTCCCATTTATGAGGATCAGTACCAACATAATGTTTTCTAGTTATTCCCTTTTTTTTATTAGCCATATCTAATCTCCCTAGACTTTACCACCGGCTTTATAGCCTTGCATTATTTTACCACCACTTTTATTTTTAAGTAATTTTGTCATCTCTTCTCTGGAATATTTCTTTTTAGGTCTTATAAATTTTCTTCTTTTTGGACGTACTGGTTTAGTATCATCTTTAGGCCAAAATCTTAAATCTCCAGTTTGTTTCAATTCAGCCATATCTAATCTCCCTAAACTTTACCACCAGCTTTATAACCAACCATAATCTTTCCACCACCCTTACGAGAAGTAGTTCCACCCTTCTTACGAGATACAGAACCACCCTTCTTTGCCATAGTTCTGGCAGCAGAATAAGGTCTATGACCCAGAGCACGTTCCATGCCTTCACTCTCTGCTCTACGGGCTGCAAGATTTCCCCTGACAGCAGGATGACGAGCAGCTAATGATTCGTCAAGTCGTGCATCATAGCCTTGTGTAAGACCACCAGCTTGTTTCTTTATAGTTCCACCAGCTTTACGTTTCATAGTTCCACCCTTCTTACGTTTCCTTTCGGGTAACGTACCAGATCTTTTTTCTTCAGCAGGATATAAACCAACGTGACTCATTCTTGTATTTGCCATATTTAAATTCCTTCTGTAAAATATAAGGGAAGTGGCATAAGCTCACTCCCCCTATATCATTTGCCTTTAGCTTCCAGCATTTCCTCTCCAGCCCCTCCAATCGGAGACACCGAAACTATATCGTTCCCGTGCCTTAAATCGAAGGTTGCCAGTATCGAAATCTGGCTCCATCTTAGTCTGAAGTGGAGTACGTGTAAACATCTTCGTGCCATTAGGAACATCGGTCCTTACGAACCAATCATCCGTTCCAGTGAACCGTCGATTGACATAGAACCCATTGGGGATCATGCCCATATGACGAGTGGCATTGATATCATTGTTAGCACTACCGGGAAGACCGGGAGTGTTTAGAATGGTATCAGCAGTATTCCATAAATCAACAGGAATATGCAAAGATGTAGCACTTGCACCTATGAGAATACCACGAT